TTTCTTCGGTAGACAGGCAGGTTACTATGCAACAGGTGGAGCTAACACATTTATTGGTCAACAAGCTGGTGTTACTGTAACTAGTGGCGGTGGTAACACTATCCTTGGACGTTACAACGGCAACCAAGGCGGCTTGGACATCCGCACCTCAAGCAACCAAATCGTGCTGGCTGATGGGGATGGTAATCCTAGAGTGCGTGTAGACAGTGTAGGTAACTTTAAAACGGGAAGTGGGGTTACAAATACTCCGTGGAGTAGGTCTGGAACAGCAGACTCAGGTTATTATTTTGGGGCTGGGGGTAGTGGTAATAACTTTATGGCAATTAACGCTAATGGTCTTGTCGCTGTTTTTAATAGAAGTTTAAATGATGGAACTATTGTTGAGTTTAAACAAGCGGCGGTAGTAAAGGGTACAATCTCTATATCTGGGTCAACCACGTCTTACAATACTTCCTCAGACTACAGACTAAAAGAAAACGTAAGTTACACATGGGATGCAACAACTCGATTAAAGCAACTCAAGCCAGCAAGGTTTAACTTTATATCTGATTCTGACACGACAGTCGATGGTTTCTTAGCACATGAAGCACAAGCAGTTGTACCAGAAGCAGTACATGGAACACACAACGAAGTTGAAGTTTGGAAAGAAGGTGACGAGTTACCAGATGGTGTTTCTATTGGCGATAACAAGCTAGACGATGATGGTAATACAATCCCAGTAATGCAAGGCATAGATCAGTCTAAACTTGTACCACTATTAGTAAAAACAATCCAAGAGCTAGAGGCTCGTATTACAGCTTTAGAAGGAGCATAACCAATGGATGAATTAACAGCAGAACAAATCGCACAGAACTACTCAGCAATGGGTGACTCAGTTGCACTTATCAATGACGTGATAGCAGGTAATGCTATGGCAGATGATGATGCGGCAGATCGACAAGACTGTGTAGATCGTAATACTCAGCACCTAGAACTAATGGTTGCTAAAGATTACTGGACATCAGAAAGTATGACTGCGGCTAATGCGGCTATCACAGCAGGGAACGGATACACCGCTTCTTAAATTAACTTAACCAAAGGAGACTACAATGAGTAAAAAAGAAAAGAACCTCATTACAATCAACGATAAAGAACACAACATTGATGACTTCACTGATGAGCAAAAGATAATGCTTAACCACATAAATGATCTAGGTCGTAAATTAGATAATGCTCGATTTAACTTAGATCAACTTGCTGTAGGTCGTGATGCTTTTGTTGCACGATTAGCTACTTCACTAGAAGAGAAACCAGAAGAAGATAAGTAAACTTAACTTAAGGTATAATTAACATGTCAAGAGATTTATCAAGTAATACAATAGATAACATATCTCAAGATGTTGTTTACCCGTTCTTTGCTACAGAATTAAGATTTGATGGTGACAACGTACTAAGGTTGTGGACTGGTCAAGGTACACTTGTTCTAGAAGATGGTACTAATTGGATAGGCACAGGTAATCTGTTAGATATATCTGCTATAGAAGAGACTTCTGAATTAGCTGTAAAGGGGGCTACACTTACGTTGAGTGGTGTACCCTCTGAAGTTCTCTCACTAGCTCTCAGTGAGCCTTATCAGGGTCGTGTGTGTAATATATACTTTGGTACTCTTTCTCAAGGTGATTTACTACAGGAGTCTTCTTCTTACATACTACTACAAGATGGTTCTAGAATTGAATTAGAGACTGGAGAGAAAGGTTTCAATGAGATCTTCTCTGGTTACATGGATCAGATGAATATAGAAGAGTCTGGTGAAACATCTACTATACAATTACTAGTAGAGAATAAGTTAGTAGACTTAGAGAGAGCTAGAGTAGCTAGGTTTACATCTGGTTATCAAAAGTCAATTTACGCTGGGGATCTAGGTTTAGACTTCGTAGAAGATCTACAAGATAAACAAATACCGTGGGGTCGTAAGAGTGGCACTTAGCTATCAACAAGAGTTTCTTAGTCAAGTAGAAGACGACATAAAGTATCTTATAGAACTCCATTGGGATGAGATAGCTCTTAATAAAGATAGCATTAAGTTGAACCCAGATTGGGATGCCTATAGTAGCCTAGAGAAACAAGGTAAACTTAAAGTATTTACATCTAGAGAAGATGGATTGCTTGTAGGATATTTCGTCGTAGTACTAGGTACTAACATACACTACAAAGATCATATGTTTGCTAACAATGATGTAATCTACTTACACAAAGACTACCGTAGAGGTTTCGCTGGTATACGACTAATTAAGTTCGCTGAGAAGTGCCTTAAAGAGGATGGAGTATCTGTGTTAACAATCAATATAAAAGTACATAAGCCCTTCGATAAAGTTCTTGAGAGGCTTAAGTTTAAACACATTGAACGTGTATATTCTAAATACCTTAGAGGAGAATAAGTATGGCTATTGTTGCGGCAGGTGCTTTAATGAGTGCTGGGGCTACTGCTATCGCTACAGGTACTATGGCGGCTTTTGCTATGAACTTTGCAGTAGCTTTCGCTCTTGGTGCGGCTATGAAAGCTCTTATGCCTAAGCCTTCTATTCCCTCTGGGGCTAGTAGAGGATATCAAACTAATTCCATTGGACCTGCTCAAGACCATCAGATTATATATGGTAAGATGAGAGTAGGTGGAGCTATAGTATTTGACGAAGCTACAGGTGACAACAACAAGTTCTTACATCGTATAATTGCTGTAGCTGGACATGAAGTACAATCTTTTGATGAGATATACGTTAACGACGAACTACTTCCTACAACTTCAAACGGTTATTTAGTTAGTGATAACTATGTTAAAGTAACAGGTGGCAGTTTTTCTGATGTTGAAGCTGGTAAGTATTATTCTCTTGTTCCTAGTCAAGAGTTTTCATCTCAAGCTGAAATAGATGCTTTTCAAGCAACTTATGGACTTGCGGCTACTGCGGCTATACTAGAAAGATTAATTAGAGTTAAAACACATAATGGATCTTCGGATCAAACTGCTGATAGTTCTCTTGAATCTGAATCTGATAAGTGGACTGGTAATCATAGACTGCGTGGTATAGCTTATATGTATGTAAGATTAGGTTTTGATGCTGACGCATTTCCTAACGGTATACCTGTTATTACAGCTACAGTAAAAGGTAAGAAGTTATACGACCCTAGAACTAGTACTACAGTTTGGTCAGATAACCCTGCTTTATGCTTAAGAGATTACCTAACAAGCAAGTATGGTTTAGCAGAAGATGAATACAACATAGATGACACATTAGTATCTAGTGCGGCTAATGTATGTGATCAAACTAACACTCTTGCTAGTACAACTAGATATACTTGTAATGGTGCTTTTACTACTGCATCTACACCTTATGATATGTTAAGTGAACTACTTAAGTCTATGGGTGGTTCTATGTGGTATGCTCAAGGTAAGTGGCGTATGAAACCTGCTTACTGGACTGCACCAGTAATGGACTTGAATGAAGACGACTTACGTTCTAGCATTAGTGTTGGAACTAGACACTCTCGTAGAGATAACTTTAATGTTATAAAGGGTACTTTTAGAGGTGAGGAAAGTAACTGGCAAACTACAGACTATCCACAAGTAACTAACTCAGCTTTTCTATCTGCGGACAACAACCAAGAATCTGTAGCTGATGTAGACTTAATCTTTACTGACAACTCTATAGAAGCTAGAAGACTTGCTCTAATTTCCTTGGAGCGTAATAGACAACAGCTTACAGTTAATGCTAGTTTTGGTCTTAGTACTTTAGAGCTACAAGTTGGAGACAATATAAGGCTTACTAATTCTAGGTTTGGTTGGACTAACAAAGAGTTTGAAGTTGTCAGTTGGTCATTTGGTCTTACAGATGGACTAGATTTACAAACACAAATGACTTTACGTGAGACTGCTGAAACTGTATTTGATGAAGTATCTGATGGTGTCGTATACGAGAGAGATAATACAACACTACTATCTCCTTTCTTAGTACCCTCTGTAGGTCTTTCTTCAAGTGTAGTAGCTAAGGTCTTTGCTGAGAAGTTAGTAAATGAATTAACCTTGACAGTTACTTCAGCGGCATCTGAACGTGTTGATAAAGTTCAAGTTCAATATAAAGATGCAAGTGAAACTGAATACAAAAATGTATCAGATGGTCCTTTAGGTAAGTTTACTATTATTGACCTTGAGAAGTCTTTCTATGATGCTAGAGCTAGAGCTGTTAATACTTTTGGTAATATAGGTGAATGGGAATACCTGTTTAACATAGAAGTAGATGCCTTATCAGCTCCACCAGCAGATATAACTAACTTTGGACATGAGCTGTCTGGAGGAACATTATTCTTAGACTGGACAGCCGTACCAGATTTAGACTTGTCTTACTATCAAGTTAAACATAGTCCACTTACTGTAGGTGTTACTTGGGGTGATGGTAGTATTGTTTTAAGTAAGATAGCAAGACCAGCTACTAATGCAAGTTTACCTGCTAGGTCAGGTACATTCTTAATTAAAGCATTTGATAAAAATCTTAATGAAAGTGTCAATGCTACAAGTTTAGTTGTGTTACCTACTGAATTACCACCACTAGGTACTTCTCAAACTCTTACTGAAGATCCTACATTTGGAGGAACTAAGACTAACTGTATTGTTGTCTCAAATCAACTTGAGATTGACAACACAAGTGCTTCTTCTCCTACAGCTACTTATCTCATGCAAGGACAAGCTAACTACATAGACACTGGTTCATCTAGAAACGCTAGAGCTACTGGAGATGTTGTGTTTGAAAGACTGTACGATAATGGTACGTTATTGTGGGATGCTATACCACAGTTATTTGATACGTGGCCTGATAACTTTGATACATGGACAGATCAGAACGCCGCATTTGGTGATGTGAATGTGTTAGTCTATGTAAGAGCAACACCCGACGACCCTGCTGGAACTCCTACTTGGGGAGCTTGGTCTTTAGCTAATGGTGCTACTGTTGTTGGGAGAGCTTTTGAATTTAAAGCTGAACTAGATAGCACGAACACTAACTTTACACCAAGTGTAATTTCCCTAGATGGAAGGATTGAATACTAATGAGCCAACATGATTTAAACATTGCTAATCAGACAGCCTCTGCTACAAGGTCTGATATAAATAATGCACTACAGGCTTTAGGTAGTAATAATAGTGGGAGTTCTTCTCCTTCTACTACTTATGCTAACATGCACTGGTATGATACAACCAATAATATATTGAAGCAAAGATCTGAAGCTGATGATGCTTGGATTAATATAGCTTACTTTGACCAATCTAATAATTTACTTAAGGTAATTGATGGTACATATGTAGCTAACACTTCTGGCACTAATGTAGCTAGATTAACTACTACCTCACAAAGTACTTGGAATACAGGTACTGGTACTGAAGCTACTCTAATATCTCCTTCACAACTACAATCTAAGATAGATACACAGGGTGGACAAAATAAACCTAGTTGGGTAGCTACAGATTCAGTGTCTACTTATTCAGCTACAGGTCTAAGTGCTTACAACACTTGGGTTAAAACTCCTATAACTAATACTGTAATAGTAAACTTATCTGGGGCGGTAACAGATACAACAAACTGGGAAATAGATTTACCTGCTGGAGATTACTATGCTGAATGGACATTACCTATAGCAAGAGTTGCCTCAGATACAGCAGATAAAGTAGGTATAAGATTTAGAAATGTTACAGACAATGTAAGTATAGGAGCAAGTCAACAAATGAAAATAGGTGACTGGCAGAATTTAAACTTTCATGGTTGTGGTGCATTTACGATAGCTGGAACTAAATCCTTTCAGTTACAGGCTTGGTCAAGTGAGGGTGTTACACTTAGATACGGAAATGTTATATCAGGGGAATTAGCTACCTTTTCCATAATTAAAATATGGAAGTTATAATATGTCAGAACATAACACTGTAACAGATTGGCACTTATCTAAGACTGTACCTATTGGTTTAATAGTAGGTCTGATAACACAAGGTGCGGCTATCGTATGGACTGTATCTATGATGATGTCTGACATAGAAAACAACAGAGAAGATCTTATAGAACTGCAAGCTAGAGTGCAAGCTACAGAAAGGTCTACTCAACAACAAGCTATATCTATGGCTCGTATAGACGAGAATATAAAAGCTATAAGAGACACCATAGAACGGATGGCGAGAAAGAGTAATCCATGAAACGCTTACTTATACTACTTACCCTACTAATTAGTAATCCTGTATTTGCTGAAGATGACGACACGATTAGATCAGAAAGCAGAGTAATTTCTGATGGTTCAATGGATACTACAATCAACAGCCCACCACCTTCAGCTATATCACCACAGATCAGCGCAAGTAATAGTGACTTATGTACTGTAGGTGTTGCTGGTGCTGTACAAACACAAATACTAGGTATTTCTGCTGGTCGTACAGTACGTGACATGAACTGTGAGAAGCTAAAGAACGCTAAGACTATGTACGATATGGGTATGAAGGTTGCGGCAGTCTCTGTAATGTGTCAGGACGAAAGAGTGTTTGAAGCTATGCTCAATGCTGGAACTCCCTGTCCCAAGGATGGGTTGGTGGGGGATAAGGCTAGACTTGCATGGGAAATGGAAGCTGTAAAAGAAACAATACAACGAGAACAAAACAATCCTATAAGGAAGATGTTTAATGAAGATGTTGAAACTAAAATTGGTTTGGGTGTTATCATTAGTACTCTTGCCCTCTTATTCCTACTGTGAGCCATATTACTATGGAACAAGTGGTAATGCGGCATCTACGTCATTAAGTTGGGGTATGCCTTCTGTGTTACCAGACGTTGCAGGTTTAGATATAAACGGTTTGATCTATAGATATACTACAGTAAAGAATACTGAAGATGATATGCTAGTACATGTTGGCAACCACAACTCTACTGGTGATGGATATACATTTAGAGAGACAGATGATTGGTCTGGTGTTCCTAGTAATACTATTGTAAAGTCTTTTGCTTTATCAAATATTCCCTCGGACAACTGGGGTACTGGTTTCATTGAGGTTGAAGGTGAGGGTACAGTAGAAGATGCTGTTGTTATATATAGTTACAGAGTTGACAGGTGTTACGATCCCCAGTCTGATCCATCATGTTCAGGATACGTTGAACCTGTACCTGATATACCCGAAGTAGAAGTATATGATGCTCTAGAGGATGAATCTGTACTCAATGCTATAGATACTAATACAGAGTTTAAGTATGACGAAGAAGGTAACATTATAAAGGACGAGGAAGAAGAGGAAGAAGATACACGTATAGAGATGGGACTTACCGCTTCTGCTAACGCTTTAACTCTCCTTAGAACACAAGGTCAAGATAGTATTATGTTGGCTATCAATCAACAGACTAACATCAATATGTATTACAACGCTAAGATAAATGGTGGTACAATGAATGATGCGGCTGAACTACAAGATGGTACAATACCTGACAATAAGAAAGCCCTAAGAAATAATTTAGCACAACAGATACTGCACGAACAAATGGTCGATATGCAGTATAATAAATGAGGTTTAATATGAAGTATCTAGTAACAGCACTCTCACTATTCGCTTTACCTGCACTAGCAAACACACCTATAACAGGTAACGTAGAAGCTAAGTGCGTAATACAAACAACTAAAGATGGGGTCTATGGAAACCCTATAGCTAGTAAGTTAAGCACTACACCTGCTGATGGTGGTGTTCTACCTGTAATCAGGTTTGATGTATCTATAGCAGACAGCTACACAGCTAACATAACTCACCCTACATCATTTAGTTCTTCTCCTACACTTACAGATACAGTTGCTTGGACAGGTAGTACTAGTGTAACACAGACATCTGACGCTGGTATGTCAGGTTATGAAGCCGCTAAGGTATTAGTAGACAACACAACAATATTTAATCTAACGATTGCAGGTTCAACATGGTTCTCTACAGCTTCTAGTGCTACTTACGGAGCATCTAAACCTTTCGCTGGAGGGGTCTATACTGCACTAGTACAGGCTAGCTGTGTTGCTAAGTAGACTTGTAGTACTCTTTCTACTACTCTCATTTTCCACCTCAGCACATGAAATGACACCAGCTTATCCCGAAGTTAAACCTTCTCATGTAGCTGGTGTAGTTAAAGTAGAGATGTCTCTGTTTAACTCTAGGGAAGAAATAGAATGGTATCAGATAGAGTTATTTGATTTAAATTGGACGAACATACCTTTTGCATCCTCATACCGAATTATAAATATAGGATACAAAGAGAGAAAGTCTTTTGATGTATATATACGTAAAGCAGATATGGATGAAGCTGTATACTTATGTACTACGTCAAAAGTAAGAAAGACTAATAAGTCTAGAACTCTTATTTCCTCTAAGATATGTTCAAGATTAGATGGTGAACCCGAATGAGATTATTATTTACCCTTTGTTTTGTAGCTAGTTCTGCTGTAGCAGATAGTAGTTCCCTTTCATTAGCATTACCTAACCCACCTATGAACTATCAGTCGGACTCATTTTCCACTGGTAACATGAGGTGTAGTAATGCTGTTGGTGGGGGTGTAAACCTTGAGTACGGTGTAACAGGTGTACTGTCAGGTTTAGATACAAATAGTAGGGGTAAAGATATTGGCGTGTATGCTAGGATTGTTATACCTTTAGATAAACCAAAGGCTCGTATTAACTGTGACGACCTATACCAAATAGAGTTAACTCAACGTAGGTTAGAGATACAGAAGCTACGAGATGAACTAGAACAACTAAAGAACCTACAAAGTTCTGGTGGTGAGATGGAGTTTGAGAACTAATGGATACTACCAAAATAGCAGATAACATTGATGGTTTAGCAGATCGTGAGTTTAAGACAGGCGGTATGAAATTATCGTTTGGTTCTATCATGGCTATCTTTGCTTTCCTATCTACTATTGTAGGTGGTCTGTATGGTGGCTTTGTGTTGTACCAAAAGATAGAATCAGTCGCTGGACTTGACTTAGAGGAATACCAACTACAGATGGATGTAATGGATGCTAAGGTGACAGGTATATCTGAGAAGGTAGAAGAGAGTGTAGAGTATAGTCGTGATATTAAGAACGGACTAAGAGCTGACATTCTTGGCATAGAAAAACAAACTGATAGAGTAGAAGACATGGTACGTGAGTCAGAAGACAAAGTACGAAAGATGATAGATGATGCAGAAGTTAGGTTTGAGAACCAAAGGGAACGTGTCAGAGTATCACAGAGTGGCTCTATGAAAGAACTCGAAGATAAACTTATGGATAAACTACAGAGGGCTTTAGATAACCCTCTTGCTGACTAGGAGATTAGAATGAGTGAGTTTGAAAAAGCAGATAAGGATGGAAACGGTTCAGTAGATAAATCTGAATGGGATGCTTTACTGCTAGACGACAAAAGGATGCAGATAGAAGATGAGAACTCTAAGAGAGATCAACAGCGTAAGATGGTCTGGTTCTCTTTAGCAGGGTTGCTACTTTATCCTGTTATGATTATTATATGTAACTTACTAGGACAAGAAGTTGCGGCAGATAACTTAACTGCTATTGCTCCTACATACTGTATAGCAGTTGTTGGTATCGTTACAGCTTTCTTTGGTTTTACTAATATTAAGAAGAAGGATGACTACTGATGTTAGGACTAAACTTGATAGGTCAAGTAGCTAATTTAGCTGGTACTATGATCGAAGGTAAGACTGCTGTAAAGAAAGCAGAAGCTGAAACTAAGATGAAGATAGCTACAGGTGAAATAGACTGGGACATAGCCGCTATGAAGGCTACAGAGAATAGCTGGAAAGATGAGTGGATAACTCTACTCTTTTCGATTCCGTTAATTCTAGCGTTTTGTGGAGACTGGGGTAATCAGATAGTACAAGCAGGTTTTACTGCACTAGAGATTATGCCTGACTGGTATCAGTATTCCCTCGGTGGTATTGTAAGTGCTAGTATCGGTATGCGTGGTGTAAGTAAATACTTTGGTGGAAAGAAATAAGTATGAAGAACAACTTTGATAAATGCCTACATATGTTACTTGAACACGAAGGGGGTTACGTAAATAACGTCCACGATAAAGGTGGTATGACTAATTTGGGAGTCACTAAGAGAGTGTACGACAAATGGATTGGCAGAGAGTCTACTGAACAAGAGATGAGAGACTTAACTCCAGATGATGTAGCTCCTATATATAAGAAGAACTACTGGAATCGAGTTAAAGGAGATTCACTTCCATCGGGCTTAGACTGGAGCTGTTTCGACTGGGCTGTGAATTCGGGAAGTGGTAGACCTGCTAAAGCTGTACAACGTGCAGTAGGAGCGACACCTGATGGAGCTATAGGACCACAGACGTTAGGTCTTATAATGGAGAAAGATCCCAAGTTTATAATTGATTATGTGTACACTGTACGTAAATCTTTTTATGAGAGCTTAGATGACTACAAACATTTTGGTAGAGGGTGGAGTAGAAGAAACACTGAGACACTTCATCAAGCTATGGAAATGGTAGAAGAGTAAACAAAAGAAAAGCCGTAGGTATCCACTCAAGGACGCCTACGGCTTTTTTGATTCTATACTTGTGGTGTGAGCCTATTAATTCCCTCGCGGGTAGGTTAGCCTATCTAAAGCTCCAATACCTGTCACACCACGCTTAATTTCCACTGTAGGGGTCTATTTAACACCTACTGCATCCATAGTTATTGCTAGACCTTCGAATAGAGTTTTTATATCTTGATTTAACCTAGCTATGATCCACACTAAGTAAGTAGATAGAGCTAGATTGCCTAGCAGTATTCCTTCGTTTATTGTCATTTATGTTTCTCCGCTAATGCTTCATTCATACGCTTAAGATACCATTCTGCTTTCTTCATGTCTTCTACAGGATTAGCTTTATATCTATACCTATGTTGATACTTAATCATGTTACCATGACAGTATGCTATAAAACCATCAAGACCTAACACTTGTCTAATATAGTCAATACATTCTATACCTTCTTGGTTGTAGTGAGCAGGTTTATTAACTGGGTCGAAGCCCATCTCTTGTTGTTGTTTCTGATCTAAATTCCACTTAGCCATTTTTACTTAAGTATTCCCTTAGTTCTGTATAGCCCCCAAGGTGAGTGCCATCTGGTTTAAATATTTGAGGTACTGTAGTATAGCCTGACTCACGCATTAAAGTCAATAACCATTTACTACTTGGAGACTGAACATTGTATGTTGTTACCTGACTACCTGCAACCCCTCGTAGTAATTGTAACGAGGAATCACAGAAGTTACATTGGTTTCTAGTTATTACTATCCACATTAAACGAGATCTACAATCTCACAGCTATCACCACTACATGCTAATGTCTGGCTTCCAGCAGTGTTATCTTCTTGTTCATATTCTGACAACTTAGTCCAGTCAATAGCTTTAGGCATTTGATCTAAAAGTATATGATAGTCAGTAGGTAAGCAGTCTTGATAAGGTGCTTGCTGATAAGTATGTTCATTGAATGGTAAGAACGACACACCTGACATTTCATCGAAGTGTTTGTACACAAATGCTCCTACTTCAAACCATTCGTCTTTCTTAACATTAATAGTCACACTAGGCTTATGCTCACACCAACTACGTTGATAAGCTAACCACATCTCTAGCTGTTGTATAGCAGACATATCAGAAGTAGTCACTGCACCCTCTGGAGCTTTCATAGGGAAGCTAAACACAGTAGTCTGGTCAGGTTTCATTACATCAGGCTCATTAGGTATACCTTGATCCATCATAAACTTTGTTAACGGGTCTTTGTTGTCTCCGCGTACAGTGCGAATATAATAGGCTGAGTGACGAGCGTGAATCCCACTGCTACTGTTAACCAGTTGGCTGACAGTACCGCTTGGTTTAACACAGCTGATAGCAGTACTGACAGGGATATCAAGGCGTTTAGCCCAAGTAGCATTAGTATCGACAGCGATCTGTTTGAGATGTCCAAGAGTATTCTCCAATCCTTTGTTTGCTATTGTCATTATAGGGTTGTCCATAATACCAGTCATAGACACACCTAGTAGTCTTTCTTCTTCAGTATTCTTTTGCCATATCTTACGTAAGTATGGAAACTTAGTAAAAGAGGATTGTATAGTACCTAGTATTGTAGCGATACGTACCTTGCGTTCTAAGTCTTCTACTGTATCTGTAGCACGTACTACACACTCCGTTAAATTACAAAATTGTGCTGGCCTCAAGATTATCTCACTGCAAGGATTCGTCCCGAACTCATAGTTAGGATCACGTCTACCATTCTTAGCCGCTTGCTTCTTAGATGCTTCACGATTAAAGATACCACGTTCACCACTCCCACTTTCCACTAGAGCCATCCACTCACGCATGAAAGATAAACTGTCAGGCTTCTCAGTATACGACACAGAGTTGTTAGCTAAAGCTCGTTGTGGATCGTTGTCCCACCATGAACCTGACTTAGCATGTCTCATGCGATCATCTGATAGATTAGATAGCGAGATCATAGCAGACCTACGTACACCACCTACTACGACAACCTCACCAATCTTACACATAATGTCGTGACACTCAAGAGAGGACAACCTACGTCCTTTAGCTTCTGTAAATACTTTACTAACAAAGTTGAATAAGTCTATAAGAGGTGCTGGTCCTGATGCTCTACCACCAAAGGTCTTTAGCTTTGCACCTGCTGGTCTAATTCTAGATACATCCCACTTAGGTATCTCGCCACTATACAACAACGCTATGAGTTGTCTTAGAGACTTAGCCCAACCTTCTTTACTATCTTTTACTATGATCGTAGTGTCGCTGTTAAACATACTGTCAGGCACTTCTGGTAGCTTCTGTATAGACTGTCTCTCAACAGAGAACCCTACACCTGTACCACACAACAAAATAAACATAGCTTCGTCAAATGCTTTAATGTCATCTACAGCTAAGTAAGAACAATTATAACCTGCCGTATTGTCACGAGCCATAGCTGGACCTGCTGTCATCAAAGCTCTCATAGAAGGCATTACTTCTAGGTTTAGAATAGCTAACTCTATCTCTGCTATCTGCTTAGGGTGGTCTCCTAGAGCTGGTTTAACTAAGTTGTCCATATACCTAGTTACTGTCTCTCCCCAAGACTCTCTCCTACCTTCTGCTTCTAACCAACGAGCATAACGTGACTTGTGTATAAAGGATTGATAATCTGTTGGTAAGTAGTTGTCACTCATTTCTTTCCCCCTCTATCTTTCTTGTCTTCTTTAAACCATATCATGCGGTCAATGTCACCACGATTAAGTCTTATATCTTTTAGTTCTCTGTCAGTTAACTTATTCAGATGTTTAACTGCATCCCTGTGTAGTTGCCATGTAACCATGTAGTTAATAAACCTATACCACCATCTACCAAACGCTCTCAATATTCTCATCTGTTGTCTCCTGACCCTTTTATCTTGTCTCTATTCTTACGGCTTGTTAGCTTCTCTATATTCATGTCAGCTATTTCATCTAAGTTATAACCTATATCGTTAGCTAAGTTAGATAAGTACCACAGTACGTCACCTAATTCCTTCGCTACCTCATGTCGATTAAACACACCATCTCTAACCTGCTTCTTAACCTTCTCGGCTACTTCCCCCGTCTCCCCACATAAACCTAAAGCTGGGTATAGAACTTTATGTGTTGCAGGGTATATAGCAAAGCTAACTGCTTTCTGTTGGTATTCTCTAAATCCTATTGTCATACTACTCTTCCATAAAATTCTGTTGGTTTCATTTTCTCTTTAGTTAAGTCAAACAAGTACCAACAACAGTTGTCCTTGCCCACACTCTTACTACCTTCTATCCATTTAACACGACCAATAGAAACAACCTTAGAACAGTAAGACATAAATATAGCTGACTGTTTAGTGTGCATCCAATCTGCATCAAACAATAACCAAGTAGGACACACATCTAGCCAATGGTCAATTAGAGGATGCAGTATCTTTCTATCCCAAGGTGGATTAGTTATCATATAGTCTGTTACTCCATAACCACCAAAGCCCAAATTAAGAGCATCAGAAGTAAATATGTCAGAACGTCTTGGTTCAATGTCACTAGCATATATACACTCTCCTGTACCTTGAGTTAGTTTAGTTATGTGACTTATCAAGCGTCCGTCTCCAGCACAAGGCTCTACATAATCAAATGCGTATGGCAAGTGCGAGATTAGAGGCTCAACAGCTTCTATGGGTGTAGGGTAGTAGTCTCTGGGTACTCTATCAAAGTCACTACGTTTACCCATACATCTCTCTTAACCTCTTAAGTGACACAAACTCTGGCTCATACATTCCATTGTCTATCTCACGTTTGATTACTACACCTTTCCACCAGTCAAGATTAGACTGACCTGCCCAACCTTCTTCAGCACCCTTAAAGCAACCTGCTACAAGTCCTATAGCTTTAGCTCCATCCTTAAACTTTAGATCACGCTTATGACTGTGACCACAAGTAGAACTCTTGTACCTATTACCTAGTAGTGTGTTAGCGTGGTGTAGTCCAGACATAGCTGAACCAAAGTTACCTGCACTAAAGAAGTGAGCATACGACACACCATCATATTCAGCTATGGATGGTCCTGAGTTTCTGTACTCGTGGTAGTCGTCGAACCAGTAGTCTGTTTGAAGATGCCCGAAGGATATCCCGTACTTGTCTCCCTCAAGTCTGGGGTCGCTCGTAAGTGCTTTCTTGATCCTGTTTTCGTGGTTGCCTTCGAAGCCAATCCATCTGGGTCTTTTGTACTTTCTTTGACTTGGCTTTTGTCTGAGCCTATCCATAGATTCATTGTAATGCTCGATATCTTGTTCATAGCTTTGACTGACAATAGCTTCAGGACTGCGAGTATCAAAAGTATTGAGAGAGCGCATATCAGCACCGTCACCGAGGTCGATGATATAATTGGGGTTAACATCATATATTAATTCTCCTAGCCAATCAAATCTTTCATTACTTGTAGTCGGGTCACTATGAGCGCAACTAAATACAACTGCTGTCTTAGACATATTCATTTCCTTCGTAGGGTACATTAATAACTATAGGATCTATAGTATTTAAGAAGTGGGATTGAAACTTATATGCGGCATCAAAACTAATAAAAGGTATGTCGTCTTCAAACATTTCTTTAGCTTCTACATCTTCTACACTGCATGTTAACCACCAATCACCATTGTCACACTCAAATGGTCCTTGTATTACTCTGTGTACATTATAAGTTACTTTATCCATTCGTCGGGTATCCTTTTATCTGCATATAGAAAGTTATTCTTTTCGCACCACATAGCATATGTAGTCTTAGACCCTTTACGAATCTTATTCCTACTATTACTAAATACAAACCTAATGTCAAGCTCAGGGTTCTGCTCTCTAACTTTAAGATGCTTCTTTCTATCGTCTGAAACAAAGCGTCCTTTAGATTCAATTATGATACCATTTGGTAGTATGAAGTCAGGGGTGTAGGTCTTACTTTCGATTAACTGCCACTTTATCTTGACAGTCTCGTAACCAAAATCTACACCCCTCTTCTTGAGGTCTTCTGATATGACATCCTCAAGCCCAGAACGATAACCATTCTTTATAGCTTGTTGTCGGATCTTACTCTTGGTGGTTGCCATATCTCTGCCTCTTCTCTTCTAAGCCATAACAGCCTAGCATTTTCTGTTACTCGATCTTCATCACCATCATAGGCTTTGATTACACGATCCCATAGTTCTTCTTCTGTCTCTGCTCCGTCTAGTATCTTACTAGCTTTCACTTCACCAACTTTCCACAGACCTACAATATTATCAGCTCTATCTCCTGTTAGTATTTGTTTATAGAAGAACTTAATTCCCCCGAAGGGTTCTACTTTTAAATAGTCACCCCTAACGATATTGAAATGCCAACATGGTATCTGTAACATATCTTTATCTATAGAGGCTACACAAGCCTTGTAGTCTAGTTTGGCGGCTTCCATTGCGATAAGATCATCGGCTTCTTCTCCTTTGCTTATAATGGCTTTATACTTGCTTTCCATGTGATCTCTGGCAGTCTGCAAGTGTCTGGGTTTCTGAACGCTTTTTCTATTTCCTTTGTACACATGAGACTTAGCTATGTCATGTCTGAAGTTACCTTTACCTGTAAGGTATACAACATAGTCAAGTCCAATCTCAGGGAATAGTACAGTCTTATCTAAAATGAACTCGATGAGATCATCAACTTTAGCTTTAGTATCTGACAATCCCATCTGTTCAGTAGAGAAGGCCGCACGATAAGCAATTATATCGCCATCAATTAGTACCTTCCCCATGTCCATTTAAGTGTCTCCCCAGATCATTTCACCATCTTCACATTCAAAGCCTACAGACTTTACGTAGGTGAAACCAAAGGCGTGTGCGGCTTCAGCAAATATCTGGGCGAGTTCATGGGCTTCTGTAATATCGTCCCTGTTTAAATCAACACTCCCACTGTAACCATCTTCTTCCTTTTCCATGTAGGCATTAACACTTATTCTCATACTCTATTCCTTATACAATAAACAGCTCGTCATCTTCTGACACAGCATTGTTAGCTTCATATGGTACGTGATCTGTTACACCTACGTTAAGTAGACGTACACCTGCACCATTAGCATACACTTCAAACTGTACTTTAGCTTTAGTGCCATTACCTAGTGGTCCATCTTCTGAGAAGTTCCATAGTCTCTTATTCTCACGCCCTTCAGTTAAGTTAACTATTGTAGGTGCGCCACCATAATCAATCGTGATAGGTTCACCATTACGATCAGTAAAGTTCTTTACATCAGAAACCTTACGTTTGACCTTCATGTATTTACCTATACCAAGGTCTGCATTACCTTGTCTTATCCTGTCACTATTCATAGGATGTAGGTCTAGACCCTCTTTCTCTAGGTGTCCTATTTGTGCTTCTTCAGTGAAGTAAGCATTAGTAATAAACTGTCCACCACTCTGATGTACTGCTTGTGCGGCACGAGGTCCATCTGGACTTCCCATATCCGCATTTTCTGGAAATACCTTAGCGTATTCTAGTATCATATCCATTGTGTATTTAGCCATGTCGAGTTCCTTTCGGCTGTTGGTACTTATATATAACGTCTAAATTCGTCAAATGTCAACCTGACGAAAAAAATAAAGTTAGTGTATGTCTGCGTAGCTCTTACCAAACTGTGCATCTACACCTAGTGGTACGTTTAGTTCTAGCTTTTGATTAAGGTTTTCAATAGCTTGTTCCATTGTGACCTTAGTTTGTTCTTCTTTTCCTTCTTGTACGAGTGCGATGATTTCGTCGTGGAATTGTCCGATGGTTTTAATTCCTCGTTCACGACATAAAGATACCCAACTGTCAAAACAAAATACTCCTGTTCCTTGATTTAATGTAGAGAAGCGATCCTTGTCACTCCTTAGACTGTACCAAAATTCTGATACAGGGTTGTATAGCCATGTAGAGCCAAATAAGTCCCTTGTACGGGCTTTACTAGCTACTTCATAAACTGACCAATTACGTGACCAGAAGGCTTCTAGTAGCTTCTTTGCGTCCTTAGTGTGCATCCCAGTGTTACGAGATAGAGTAGAAGCACCGACACCATAAGTAGCACTATAGTTAACTACTTTATAATTTTTACGCAGGGGTGTTAAGGATCTTTCTCCGCTGTTGTGTTTGTCTATGTCATCTTGTGTAATAACTCCTGCGTGTTTAGCTAAGTCTAAGTGTGGATCAAACCCATCTTTAGACATCTCTTCTACATACTCAGGGTCTAATGGTTTCATGTAGTGACGTTTAGTTGTATCCTCTAGTGAAGTCATGTCAGCACCACATAATGTATAACCTTCTGGACAAGTCAAACAACCTCTTATCTCTTTACCATACGGTTTATCTACAGCAGGTAAATTAACGAGAGGCTTTGCATGTTTAAACCTAAGAGTGTTAGTTAGACCTGCTATATTAGCTTGTACATAACCATTCACTTGTGAGTTAACCATACTCTTAATAACACCTATACGATGCGACAAAACAGATAGACCTTCGAGTAGACTAATAGCAGGTTCTATGTCTGATAGTTTCTTTACTGATCCACATAGGTCTGCATCCTTACGTACCTGCTCTAATTTCCTTGTATCCCCTGTTGTCTTATCAGTCAGATACTTAAATGTACGTGGTTTCCAACCTAAAGAGAACAACCAATCCTTAACTTGATCTGTACTATTAGGGTTAGCTCTTTCTTCTCCTGTCTTAACTGTTAGAGACTGTGTAGTCTGCGGTTGTTTCTGTTCCTTACATAATGCAACCCACTTCTCTCCGTTAGATGATAGAGATCCGTCCTTCTTGTGCATAACCTTTGGTCTATTACGCACTGATGTAATAATTTTACGTGGCATAGCATCAGCAAGCATTTCTGTCTTCTCAGCCTTTAGGTTCTCCCAGTCAGATAAATGACCTTCTGCTTTCTCTACGTCCAATTTCCACTGAAGGGTCTCTTGTTCTCTAGCGCACTCCATCTTGAATGTCATGTAGTCAATAAGTCTATCCTTATTTCCACTGTCGGGGTACAGCTTGTTTAACTTTAGTTGTAGGTCACGCCATAGTCTTGTGTTAATCTTAACGTCTTCCTCACACCTATACTTATATTCTTCTGGACGTAAATTTTCCCAGTCATCAATCTTAGGTTTAGGTACACCATACATCTCACCATACTGTGCTAGTCCATGCTTCTGTAGGTGGTGGTTTATGTACCAAGCTATAGGCAATGTATCTATGATCCTAGCATCTATCTTTATATCTAGAATTCTTTCTACTACAGGGATATCATATCTTACTATGTTGTGACCTATGAGTGTATCTGCATTGAGAAAGAACTCACGCATCAATTCATAGTTGTGAGTAGAATGTAGATAACCATCATCATCCATCCATGACACAACGTGTATTTTTGTAGGGTTAAACCCATCTGTTTCTATATCAAATACATTCATCTGTGATACCCCGTTTCAAATACTGTAGTAATTATTCTCTTTTCAATCATATAGCCAGTGTATTCAACGTGTTCTTGACTATAATAATCCATTAGCTCTCCGCACTCTTCTAAAGTGTCACAGCTTGCATCAAGATCTTCCCACATATATAGCCCGTCTGATAGATAGGACTGAGCTACGAGTTGGTAAATCTCTCTTTTGTTTTCGTCTGTTGGTTTACTCATAATATCTCCCTTAACATAAATGTATCTAAGTTAAATGCTAACTTACCTGCTTGTCCTTCTTCTGAACAAGGTCTGTTCTTCTCAACCTTTAGGTAAGTCGTGTTACGTTCTTCTATACTCTCAGCTTCTTTGTCTCTGTGTAAATCTATGATAACAGATGCACGTTGACCAATCATCTTACAATACTTTGGATCTCCGTTTTCATTGGTGTGGGCAATAGTTACAATGCCTACGTTAAGCTCTGCGGCTAACTTAGATAGTCTTATAGACAGGTCAGCTAACATAGCTTCTTTGCTTTCTTCTGATGTACCTACAACCACGTCTTGTATAGGCTCAAAGAATACAAACTTACAATCACATGCCTGACTAAAGAATCTTATCTGATCTATTAGTTCATCAGTACCTTGACCATCACCTAAGTAAAACTGGTAGAAGTTTTCATCTTTAGTTAAGTTACCTATAGCTTCACGTACAAGGCTGTCTGCATCTTTCTCATCAATCAAGTCACGTCTTGTTAGGTTGTCTCCTACCTCATACGACACAAGACCTAGTAGAGACCTTAGTTTAGTTTCTTCTAGATGCCATGCGGCAATAGGTATACCTTGTTGCAACATACTATATTCCATATACCTCATAAGCTCAGTCTTACCTATACCTGTAGGTGCTTTAAATACTGTGAAGTGTCCTTGCATCAAACCTAGTATCTTTTCGTCTAATGCTTCTATGCCTGTCTTATAGTAGACATGCTCAGGTGTATCCTCATACAACTTAAGAAACTGGTCAGAAGTATTTAGTATGTTCTCAGGTGTGTGCTTAACTGGATTCCACCATAAGCTCTTAAAGTCTGCACTTCTACCTGCTTTTAGAAAGTCATTAGCATCCTTAAAGTCACCATGCTGTACGCGATATATTTTGTTAGGGAACAACCTAGCCATACGATCAGCTAAAGCATTACCTGCCTCATCATTATCTACAGACAACACAATCTTCTCAAAACTACCTAACCAGTCCTTACAGTTCTCCCATAGCTTCTTAGAGGGTGTAGCTGATGGTAGTGATACAACAGGGTTAGTATACTGCTTACCAAGCATCTGTGCCGCTGACAGAGCATCTAACTCACCTTCTGTTATTGTTACTATCCTACTACAACCAGCAGGAAACAAATTCATACCGAATAGCTCATCACCTTTAAAGCCACCCTTAGCATAGAAAGCCTTCTCTTCTAACTTACGAACCTTAATTCCCCCAGACGGGTATACGTACTCTTGTCTGTCTTCATATGTTAGTACATTAAAGTCTTGCATTGTACCCTGCAAAATCCCTCGTAGGGGTAGGTGACGACCATCAGAGATGTTTTCTATTCTCTTAGGTGTAAACTCTGTTACATTCATACTATCTCTATTTTTCTTTGGGTAGCTATCATTAGCCCACTCATATGTTTCATTTATTGATGGGTAGTGAGTACCACAAGAAAAACATTTACCAACCTTCTTCTCAGTGTGGTAAGAGAAAGCATCACTAGAACCACAAGCCACAAAAGGGCAACGTTGTTTTGTTAAATCTGGCATACTTACGTTTCTTTCTATTAGTAGTTTGTACTGGTAAGAGTAAAACTTATGTTTATACTTACGTTGTTCATTTATCTATAACGTCTAAATTCGTCAAATGTCAACATCACAAATTGTTACAATCTTGTTTTTTATTCTATTGAGTGCTTGTTCTATAGCTTGCTTAGATACCCCTAACACATTAGAAGTGTGAGTTAAGTTGTTGTTATTGTTGTGCAAACATACAAACACTTCCCACTCTCTTTTACTTAAATGTTTCTTTAGTGCCTCGATAGAATTCTTTAATTCATACGAACCAAATAAATCTTCGGCAGGTATTTGCTCATCTTCTGCATCTACATATTCTGTGTTGTCATCTTTTACAGCTTTACGACCTGCTCTACTTTTAGGATAAGATAAGTTAGAAGATCTTACGTTTAAGTAGTTAGACATTTCATCCCTAGCCCTATAGTACATCTTGTGGGGTTCTGTGATACCTTCAGCTCTCATGTTTAAGCATAAGACTACGCCCTCAGATACTATATCATCGTAGTCCTGATGGTTATAGTATTTACTTGCTAACCTTCTACACATATCTAATATTTCTTGGTTGTTCATAAGAATAGACCTGTCATATATAACATTGCCTTAACTAATACGAAAGCAAATCCTATGAATGAGAACAACACCATAGTAAAAAATAAAATACTTACATACTTAGCTGTTCTTAATTCTTCTTGTTTCATCTTATCTGTTCTGTAGTATGGTTTATAGTCTTTAATCATTGTCTTGTAACTCCATTTCTATTGTTCTAGTTATTAATCCACAAGATAGACACTTCTTGCGTCTTCTTATACTTGGGTATCCTAACTTAAAGTATTCTTCTGTATGTGTTACTTTAAGTTTATTCTTGAAGCCCTCTTTCAAACAGTCAGGGCAGTAAAATATTGGTCTTAAACTCATCTATGGCTTCTTTCTATGTCTTCTACTATAATATCTCTCTTAAGCTCTATAGCTTCCTTTACGGGTTCTTTAGCGTATATAATATCATTAAGTCTTTTCATTAGGTCACTTGTAAGTATGAAGTCACCATGTAGTTTTATCTTTCCCATTAGAACATTACCTCTCCATCTATTATTAGTGTGTTATGCCAAGCTATAGTCTCGGCTCTTAGTGCATAGAAGCCTGTTTGTTCAGCTACACTCTCAAGTTCTTCTATATCACTCTTGAGTATGCCTAGCTCCATAAGCTCCATTTCCATCGTAGGGGGTAGAGGCATTACTTCTTTTCCTCAATCCACGTACTCATACAACCACCCCTAACTTTAAATACATTTGGTATTTCTCCATAGTAATGATCTTCTGATATCTTCTTATACAAATCATTAAGAGAGCCAATAAAGTCACCTAAGAAGTCTAGGGACTCAAGAGAGCTTCCACACGTATGGAACTCAAAAGTGTGATCTTCTGTTTCCCAATTCATTTTACATCGTTTAATCATTGTTATACCTCAGTTCCTAGTCCAAATATACGTCTGCCACCTGCTACAAAACCTATCACACGATCCACATTAAAGCACTTGTAGCCTTGCTTAGTCTTCAATGTAATGTAACCTGCCTTACGTAGTGCTTCAGAGGCTATACGACCCCTCTCATTGCCTTTGAGACCCTTAATAACATTCATACGACCAGTGTATGTACGTTCCTCATTGTCTTTAGTTAAGAACTTAACTGTGATAAACTTGTTTTGGTTCTCTGATAATACGTTAGTAACCATGTTAGTTGGTAAAGTCATTTTATATACTCCCTGTTGAATGTGTATTCTCTATTGTATACACTGATTCGTTGCCTTGGTCAACAACATAATTCCATTCTGCTTCCATATCTATAGCATAAGGTGGCCTCATACCTAAAGCAGTTACATTAAATGCAACAAAAATAGAAATACCTAATACGCCCTTTTCTATCGCATAGGTGTTATTGAAGTATCTAGCTCTTTCTTCAGCTTCTTCTAAGGTATACCTATGACCTGTATC